CTTCAATGGCAGTTCGACTTTGCTGGCGCGAGCCTGATCAACAAGCGGATCCTCGTTTGCAACCCTTGCAATGACACTCCGCAGAACCAACTTCGTGCGATCATTGTTCCTGCAGATCCGGTTCCAATCCAGAACCCTCGTACGCAGGATTACGCTACGGCGGAAACCGACTTCATCACGATCTCGGAAACAACGGTTTACGATCCGTTCACGGGCATTCCGATCCCAACGACAACGAAAATCATCAACGAGGATGGCACTTTTCCAAATACTCAAGTGCTCGGTCCACCAATAGGGCTTGATCAAAACGCAATTATGCCGTTAAATGGAACCGTTGAGTACGGAGTGATTTTGTCTCCGTTGTCCGTTATATCGACAGGGACGCGCACCGTGACCATGACATTTTCTTCAGCTCACGGTTTGATTACCAACAATCAAGTCGCTGTCAATGGGTTGTCCAACAACAATGCGGATGGTTTTTACAGCGTCACGGTTGGTTCAGCCACGCAGTTCTCCTATCAGGCGAACGTTGACATTCCGGCAGACAGCTTGCTTCAGTCAACAACGCTCGTGAAAACTGCGCTCGTTGGCCTCCCATACAACTACGCTCAAATACCTCAGACGGGGATTTAATCATGGCCAATATTACCATCCCAAATCTCCCGCAAGCGACCTCGCTCGACGGTACGGAACAGCTTCTCGGGGTTCAGTCTGGCACCTCAAAAGCAATCACGACTGGTCAGATCGTTAGCCTTGTTGTTGGCGGCGGCGGTTCAACTCCATTGGCTGTTTCAGTAGGTGGCACGGGCAACACCACGTTTGATACCTACGGCGTTTTGTATGGCGACGGCACGAACCCTGTTGAGTCGATTGCCCCTCCGGCGGGTGCGGATTATATCCTTGTTGCAAGCCCTGGAACAGTTCCGGCATGGCAAGAGAACATTCCCGTCACGGCTGGTGTGAATAGCATCAGTTTTGGTTCAACTGGCCTGACGCCAAACACAGCGACGGAAGGCGTCGTAACGGTTGCGGGAACTCTTGCGACCGCAAATGGTGGGACAAATTTAACATCGTTCACCGCAAATGGTGCGGTTTACGCGACATCGACTTCTGCTTTAACAACCGGAACGTTGCCTGCAATTTCTGGAGGCACAGGACAATCGAGTTTTGCCGTTGGCGATTTGCTTTATTCGGACACCACAACAACTTTGGCAAAACTTGCCGATGTTGCAACGGGATCCGTTTTGATCTCTGGCGGTGTTGGTGTTGCGCCTTCTTATTCGGCTTCGCCAACGCTGACGACCTCGCTGACAACGCCGCTTCTTATTGGTGGGACAACTGCGTCTTCATCCCTCACGCTCCAATCGACAAGCGGTGTAGGCACGACTGACAGCATCCTGTTCAAGGTCGGGAGCAACGGTGCGACCACAGCGATGACGATCTCATCTGCGGGTGCTGTATCTCTTAATACAGCACTTGCTGTTGGTTCTGGTGGGACGGGTGCGGCAACATTTACAGCCAACGGCATTATTTATGGCAATACAACAAGCGCATTGGGCGTAACTGCTGCTGGTACAACGGGCCAAGTTCTTATAGCAACAACAAGTGGCGCACCGTCGTGGGGTGCTATTCCTTCTACTGCCGCTGTAACTTCTATTACATTTGGCACAACAGGTCTTACACCGAACACGACAACAACTGGTGCTGTGACGGTTGATGGAACATTAGTTGCGGTTAACGGTGGCACGGGACAAACATCTTATGCGGTTGGTGATTTGCTTTATGCCGATACAACGACTTCTCTTGCTAAACTTGCAGACGTTGCAACTGGCAATGCGCTCATATCCGGTGGCGTAAGCACTGCTCCAACTTGGGGCAAAATTGATCTTACAACTACTATTTCTGGCACTCTTCCGGTCGCAAATGGCGGCACAGGCGCAACAACCGCCAACGCCGCCTTGACGAACCTGACGACGTTCACAAGCACCGCGACTGCGGCTGGCACAACCGTCCTCACGAACACAAGCACATACTTCCAGTATTTCACGGGAACGCTCACGCAGACGATCACGTTGCCTGTTACAAGCACTTTGGCAACTGGTTGGACGTTTCACATCGTCAACAACAGCACTGGCAATTTGACGGTCAATTCATCTGGCGGGAACCTTGTTATACCAGTTGTTCCAGGTGTGACTGCGATGGTTACTTGCATTGGAACAACATTAACAACTGCCGCTGATTGGGAAGCTGGTCTAACGGACTTCTCAACTGCGACAGGAACGGGTTCAGTTGTTCTTGCCACAAGCCCTACGCTTGTTACTCCGTCACTTGGTGTTGCCACTGCGACGTCATTGAGCGCGACAACCCTTACAGCGACTGCGGGTGCTGGGTTCCAAAATCTGGAAGTTTTGACATCTGGAGCCTCTTGGTCATTACCTGCGGCACTTCAGGTCACGGGCGCAAAATTTAAAATTACTGTTATTGGGGGCGGAGGCGGAGGCGGCGGCAATGCGGCGACTGCCGCAACTTCAGGTGCGGGAGGTGGTGGCGGCGGACTTTGCGTTGCTTATTTGACTTACGTTTCGGGCCAAAATTCTGTTACGACGTCATTTGGTGCCGCAGGGGCCGGAGCATCAAACACTGCAGGCACGGCGGGTGGTGCAACAACTGCGACTTATAACTCACTGACATATATTGGAACAGGCGGAAGCGGCGGAGCGATTGGAGCGACGGCGGCTGGCGGTGCGGGAGGAACAGGAACAACCGGAACTGGAACCGAAACTTTTGCTCTCTCAGGCCAAAATGGAGGAAACGCCGGAACAACAACTGCGGTTGCTGGTGTGACTTACATTGACAATTCTGGCGGGGGAGTAGGTTTAGGTTGGGGCAACGGCGGAAGAATGCCATTTGCTGGAGCGGCAGGTATCGGGGGAACAGTAGGAACAGGATACGGCGGCGGCGGTTCTGGCTCCACAGCTGGTTCAACGGCGACGGCCCGTGCGGGTGGAAACGGTACCGCTGGTGCCATAATCGTAGAGTATTAATCATGACAATCTCATACATCTGGACGATCAACTCAATGGAATCCTACCCTCAAGCCGAGGGCCAGACGGACGTTGTCGTGAAGGTCAATTATTCATGCGCGGCGACCGACGGGACATACTCGGCGGCGGTTGCGGGAATGACCAACCTGAAGCTCGACCCAGAAGCTCCATACACCCCCTACGCTGACCTCACTGAGGATCAGGTCGTGGGTTGGGTGAAGGGCGTCCTTGGGCCAGAGGGTGTTCAGGAACGCCAGAACGCCGCCGAGCAGACGTTGGCCTATCGGTTTTATCACCCCGTCACTCTGCCAAATCCTTGGAGCGTTGTTGCGCCGGAGGAGGCAGTTGTTGCGCCGGAGGAGGTCGTTGAATGACCATTGATCTTCAATTCATCGCAAACCTTGCCGCGATTGTTGTGTTCGGCGTGATCGGGTATTTTTACCGTCAGTTGGTGAATGATATCCAAAAGCTCTCGTCAACGATCAATGAGATGAAAGTTGACATGCCGACAAACTACGTTCGGAAGGATGAGCTTTCGAAGCACATGATCCGAATTGAAAACATGCTTGATAAGATCTTCGACAAGCTCGACAACAAGGTGGATAAATAATCATGGCCATTTCATACACCGCAAACAAAAACATTCAGGTTCCGGCTCTGAACGACCTGAACTGGAACGTTCCGCTCAATGCGAACTGGAATGAATTGGACCAACTTGCGGGATCCTCTTTCCCGATTTCCATTGGCGTTGGCTCGACGGTTGCTTTGACAAGTTCGACTGCCGCAGTTTCAAGCGTTTATTGGTACTCCGCGCAACAGCTTGTGGTCACCTCGACAGGAACGTTGACCTCAAGCCCAGTGATCACCCTTCCTGCGAACATAACTGGCACGGGCACGATGGGAGGTTCGTGGATTGTCATCAATAATATTTCCGCAGTTGATGCAAAAACCGCAAACGTAATAACGTCGCTTCCGGCATCTGGCAGTGCAACATTCACAGTCGCCACTGCCCCAGTGAACGGCACAATTGTTATCCTCACAACGTCAGGAAGACTTCCTGGCGGGTTTTATGAAAACGTTGAATATTATGCTGTGAACCGGACAGCAACAACGTTTCAGCTTTCTGCGACTTACGGCGGAACAGCAATAACTTCGACCGAAACATCGACAACTTCTTCAACCAACACGGCAACTTATTATTATGCTTTGACCATTCGCCCTGCATCCGGAGCAGCAGGGACAGGAGCCGTGATAAAAAACGCAACTCAAGGTGTTATTTATTACGATGGCACAAAAGTAGAATACGCGGATACAGCCGTATTGACTCAACTCGATACGATCGACGGCCCGTTCACCGTCACTGGCCCGACGACGCTTTATGGTCCGGTTGCAATTGGGGACAATGGTGGTCTGACAATCGACGCAGATGTATTCCCTGATTTGACCCTTGGGAGCATTGTTGAAAAGGGCAATTATTTAACTACAGGATGGGATAGTTCTGTTGGTTATGACGTTGTAGACCAAACTATTTTGTATAATAGTGCTTCATCGACAAGTACTTTTTATGTCAGCATTCGCGGAAGAGGTACGACTCTTCCGTTGTCCCAAATTCTTAAAGACATTGGAGACACGATAACTTGCGTTTATATTATTATTTGTTCAAGTACGGCACATTATTGCACCGAGGTGCAAATCGACGGCACAACAACTGGCGTGACTACTTTTTGGCAAGGTGGAGCACCGCCAACTGCGGGAGTTGCGAGTGCTCGAAATGTTTATACGTTCACCGTTATGAAAGTATCAGCAACTCCCACGTACCAAATTTTTGCAAGCCTTGTAGCATTTGATACATAGGGGATATTTATGCCAGTCATTGCAACATTTGCTGCGGCTTCTGCGAGGGGTTTTGGTACTGGTAACGCCGTAGGACAGATTGCTTTCACAACTCCTGGAACTTTTTCGTGGGTTGCACCTTCGGGTGTATATTTCGTTTCCGTTGTTTGCGTCGGTGGGGGAGGAGGCGGCGGGACCGCTGCTTCTGGTGGAAACGGCGGGTCCGGCGGAGGGTTAGGTTGGAAAAATAACATTCCTACTGTTCCAGGGACTTCATACACCGTTGTTGTCGGCGCAGGTGGCGCAATAGAAGGCAATGGTGGAGATAGTTATTTTATATCTCTAGCTACGGTAAGCGGTCAAAACGGTGTTCTGGGTGGTGCGGGAAATGGTAGTTCTCCAACAAACACTCGTGCAAATTCTGGGGGAACATATACTGGCGACGGCGGCGGACGAGGCGGCGGCGGCGGATGGGCCAATGACGGTGCAAGAGGCGGCGGGGGCGGCGGCGGGGCTGCTGGTTATTCTGGCAACGGTGGCGGCGGCGGCAACTACACCGGAGCAGGAAAAACAAGCGGTGCTGGTGGCGGCGGTGGCGGCGGTTATGGCGGCTCAGGTAGTACGCAAAATAACGTTGGTGGCGGCGGGGGCGGCGGTGGTGTTGGTATATTAGGCGAAGGTGCTAGTGGGGCTTCTGCTTCATCAGTTCGACTTGGAGGAGTTGGTGGTTCGGGTGGGGCAACTGGCGGGACAGGAACTACTGCAAATGCTGGTGTTGGTGGATTATACGGCGGCGGTGGTGGTGGTGGTAACGGCGGCGGAGGTAATGGGGGTCCTGGCGGGGGAGGTGCTGTTCGTATTATTTGGGGCCCAGATCGCGCTTTTCCTTCTACAAATACTGGGGATATTTAATGGATCCTTTTACGCTCCTCGCTGGCGCAACGGCCCTCTATAATGGAATAAAAAGCGCGACCGACGCTGGACATGAAGCCATCGACGTGGTGGAGCGCGTGGGGAGTCTGTTTGCGAGAATAGCGCAAATAACGCAACTGACCTCTGGGCAAAAAAAGAAGTTTTTCCAAAGCCAAGCGGAATACGAGGCTGAAGCAATCAAGCTGTACGCTTTGAAAGCAAAAGCCCAACAGTTGCAGCTAGACACCAAGAACCTGTTTGTAGGGGCTTACGGTCAACAGGCGTGGATTGCAATTCAGAAGGAAGTGACGGAAATGCGTAAAGAGGCCGTGCGTCAGGCCGCTATTGCGCAGAAGGAAGCCGAGGAACGCCGCGCTGAACTTATTTTGGGTGCGTGGATGTTCTTGGGCGTCATTGTCATGGCTCTCGGTCTTGCACTCTTTGTTTATCTCACGGCGCACAAATGAAGTACATTTTGGCGGTTGCATTTTTGGTTTTGTCGGGGTGCGAAGATCGCTATCGTTACCCGTGCCAAGACCCTGCTAATTGGGACTCACCTGAATGTAATCCTCCTATTTGCACAGCCTCTGGAACCTGTTCCGCAGACACCCTAAAAAGAAATCCATGCGGAGCAGTTGCGCGATGAGGATAAAGGAAGACGAACTCCACGCCCTCTTGCAATTCATCATTGGCATCAGCCTATGCATGACGTTGATGGGGACGGTCTTTGCGGTGCTGTACAGCCTGATATTCGTCGTGCAACCCATTGACGGGCAAGCACCAAACGACCAAGAGTTTTTCAAGTTGATTGCACCGATTGCAACGTTTCTGACAGGTACGCTGTCGGGTATCATGTTGGGTTCTAAATCTACAGGAGGTAAGGACGATGGATCTGCTTAAAACTTTTGGCCCATTGCTTGGGTCGGTCGCTCCAAGCATCGCAACAGCCTTGGGTGGCCCATTGGCTGGGATGGCGACAAAGGCATTGTCTCTGGCATTGCTCGGCAACGAGGAAGGCTCCGAGGATGATTTGCAAGCAGCCCTCCGCACTGCGTCTCCTGAACAGCTTGCAACGGTCAAGAGAATTGATGCTGATTTCAAAGTTCAAATGAAGAAACTTGACATTGATCTGGAGGCACTTGCGGTGGACGACCGTAAGTCTGCCCGTGAGATGCAAAAAGAAGTCAAAGACTGGATTCCTCGCGCCCTTGCGATAAGCGTAACATTTGGGTTTTTTGCCATCCTGATTTATATGCTTGTTTATGGGTTGCCAACTTCCGGCAACGAGGCATTGCTTCTGCTTCTTGGCGCATTGCAAACGGCATGGGGCGGCATCATTGCTTTCTATTTCGGATCGTCGTCTGGTTCGCAGAAAAAAGACCAGATGATCTACAATTCAACCCCAAAGGAGTGAGCTATGAAGGGCAATTTTGAACATTGTTTAGCTCTCGTTTTGAAACATGAAGGCGGGTACGTTGATCATCCGAAAGATCCTGGTGGAGCGACGAACCTTGGCTGCACGAAAAAGGTTTGGGAAGAATGGGTCGGCCATGAGGTAACCAAAGATGATATCAAAGCCCTCAAAATCGCAGACGTCGCTCCCCTCTACAAAGCGCGGTACTGGGACAAATGCCGCTGCGACGACCTCCCGTTTGGGGTGGATTTTTCTGTTTTTGATCTTGCTATTAATAGTGGTCCTGCTCGTGCCAGCAAGTATCTTCAGACAGCTTGTGGTGCTAATGCTGACGGGGTTATCGGACCTGCGACCCTCTCTTTAGTTAATTCACAAGATCCCCTTTCCTTATTGCAAAAAATCAACGATAATAGATTGCAGTTTTTGCAGAGTCTTCCGACTTGGGAAACGTTCGGCAAGGGGTGGGGCCGGAGAGTTGCAGAAGTTAAATCGGCATCGACTTCAATGGTAGGGTGACATGGTCGGATTAACATACTCAACCTACGTTGAACAAATCGCTACGATGGCGGTCGTGCAATCGACCGACGTAAATTACCTCACCATTGTCCCATCAATGATTGATTATGCTGAATTGAGAATGCAACGCGATTTGGATTTTCTTTCGACGCAGATCAGCAATTCGTCTTATTCGCTTTCAACGGGCGACAACACATTGACGATCCCAACATCGTCGTTTGTTTCTTTGCAGACGTTTGAGGTTATTGACGGAACAGGAAACTCAACTCCGCTTTTGGCGATCGGGAAAGAATATATTCAAAACGTTTATGGCGGCGGCTCGACGACAGGTTTGCCAAAATACTTTGCAGTTTATGGTGGGGACATCGCAACGACTGGTTTGACTTCGCAACATATTCTTGTTGGGCCAACTTCTGACTCGACATATTCAGTGCGGTTGACTGGAACAGTTCGATCGACGCCTTTATCTGCCGCAAACCCGACAACGTTCATCAGCGTTTATCTGCCGGACTTGTTCATCATGGCGTCAATGATTTACATCTCTGCTTATCAGCGCAACTTTGGCCGACAATCCGATGACCCTCAGATGGCTCAGAGTTACGAAAGCCAATACCAAGCTCTCAAAGCAAGCGCGTTGGTTGAAGAAAACCGCAAGAAGTTTGAGGCGGCGGCTTGGACAGCCTACTCACCATCCCCTGTCGCTTCACCAACGAGGTAACCTCCCATGCCTCACGCAACGATGAAGCTGATCCCTGGTATTGATACCTACAAGACACCTGCCTTGAACGAGGCGGCGTTTTCAGAGTCTCAGCTTATTCGTTTTGTGCCCGACAGATCAGGCATGGGCCTTGTTCAGAAAATGGGCGGTTGGGTTGATTGGGCGACTCAGGGTCCGGTTTCAAGCACTATTATGGACATTCACCCTTGGCAAAATTTGGTCGGGGATGCGGCTCTTGCTGTTGGGGCGGAGGAAAGTATTACTGTTATTGATGAAGTGAGCAGAAACGAAAACGTTCTCACTCCTCAGAAAACAACTTCTAATTCTCCGAAAAGCACATACACCGTAACAATAACAAACGCGACTCCTGCAGTCGTGACCGCGACAGGAAGCTCCTACCCTCCAGGCACTCCGATCGTATTTTCCACGACAGGCACTTTGCCTTCTCCGCTTGCTGTAAATACAGTTTATTATGTTGCGTCAACCTCTCCAACGCCAACAGCGGACACTTTTGGCGTGTCAGCTACGGTTGGCGGAACTGGCATCGCAACAACCACAGCCGGAAGCGGCGTCCATACGGTAACCGTTCCGCTTGCCTCGACCACAAGCGGGTCATCCATCGTCACCATTTACGACACGGGGTTGGGCGTTCAGTCTGTTTCATTCACCAGTTCTACTGTAACAACAGTGCCAACGGTGGTCACAACCGCTGTTGCGCCAACCCTCGACACAGGCGTGGTGTTTTATGGCACGTCGCTCCCAACAGGAGTCACGCAAGGAACGACTTATTACGCTCAACCTTTGACTGCCACAACGTTCAATATTTCGACAACGACTTCTGCGAGCGGTACCCTCACCCTTGTCAACACGACATCGACAGGGACAGGTACGGTTTACACCCCAAACCAATTAAGAGACGGGTTTTCTTCTTGGATAAAAACGCCAATCAGCATTTCAAATTTGATCGTGAGCGGAATTTATTCAATTCAAACTTATACTGCAAGTTTGTATTTTAATGTTTATACGATTGATGTCGGGATTGCCGCGACTTCGACAACAAGCATTTCAACGCTTCCGGAATTCGACCCCGATTCAGGGTTTTCAACAATTGTCGTAACTCAAGCCAATCATCCATATCAAGATGGTTTCACGGCGACGTTTCTCACGTCAACGACGTCTGCGGGTGTAACGATTTATGGCAATTATTTTACGACATATATCAGTTCAACCCAATATCAAATAACCGCCTCGTCTGCTGCGACGAGCAGCACTGCATTTTTTATGAATTTGGGCAGTGCGCAATTTGATTATTATTACAACATTCCATCATCATTTGCCGCTTTGGGTTATGGCTCTGGCGGTTATGGCGAAGGAGGATATGGGGCGGGAATTAAAATTAGTTATCCTTCTGCTCCAACGATCACGACAACCAATTGGACGATTAACAACTTTGGCGAAATTCTCACTGCAAATGTTCAAAACGGTGAGATTTATTATTGGTCGCCAACTTCCAACACAACAACGATGTTTTTGTTGGAGACCGCCCCGACCGCGAACACAGGGCATTTCATCGCGATGCCTTCGAGGCAAGTCGTGGCTTACGGCTCAACAGTGACAGGCATTCAGGATCCGTTGCTGATCCGGTGGTCGGACGCAGGGGACGCAACCGTTTGGCAAGCTTCGGCGAATAACCAAGCTGGCTCTTTCCGCCTTGCGGAAGGAAGCGCAATCGTTGGCGGAATTCAGGCTTCCCAACAGGCTTTGATTTGGACGGATCTTGCTCTTTGGGCGATGCAATACATTGGCTATCCAAATGTGTTCGGGTTCAACAAGCTCGCAGACGGGGTTGGGTTGATTGCGCAAAAGGCAGTTGGCATTCTTGGGAGAGCAACATATTGGATGTCTCCTGGAGGGTTCAACGTTTTGGCAGAAGGTGGCCCCCAAGACATGGCTTGTCCTGTTTGGGATCAAGTGTTTCAAAATTTGAACACTAGCTTGGATCCAAATGGCGACCCTTATAGCAATTTGATCCAGTGTGGCACAAACTCTATTTTTGACGAAGTGATGTGGTTCTACCCATCAACGAATTCAACGTATAACGACTCATACGTTAAATATAACACCCTCACCCAAGCATGGGATTACGGCACATTGGATCGTGTTGCGTGGTGCGATCAATCTGTCCTCGGGCCACCGCTTGGCGCGGACAGCGATGGCTACATCTGGCAGCATGAAATTGGTTACAACGCTGGCAATTCGCCAATGGTTTCGTCGTTCGAAACGGGTTACATGCAGTTGAATGATGCGGACAACTTGATCTTCATTGATCAAATTTGGCCTGATTTCAAATGGCAAACGACCGAGCAACAATCGACTGGTTCCGCGACTTCTGCGACCATGTATCTGACTTTTTATGGAGCGGATTATCCAGGAGATACTCCTGTTCAATATGGCCCATATGAAATGAATTCAACCACGCAGTATTTGAGCGTCAGAATTCGAAATCGTTTGTTGCGCATTTCATGCTCCACAGCGAACGCAAATGGTGTTGCTCTAAACAATACATTTTTCCGGATCGGCGCACTGCGCTACCGTGCTCAACTTGATGGGAAATTCTGATGGCAAGCCTTGACGATATCCTCACCACCCAGAAAAACGGCGTCATTGCAATTGGCGAGTACCCAAGCGCACTGGCCAAGTTCGCGGGAACAAACAACACAAAAGAGATTGCGGCAGCAACGACCCAACAAATAAAAGTTGGTAGCGGTTGGTTTGCCAACGTTTCTGTTATTGTAGCAGGAACAACAACCGGAACCGTCTACGATTCCTCCAACACCAACTCGCTGACAGGCTTGCGGATTTACATCGTCCCCAACACAGTTGGCGTGTTTCAAGTTCAAGTCCCGTTTGCAGACGGCCTTGTCATCACCACCGGAGCAGGGCAGATCGTTTCTGTCACTTATACGTGAGGTTATTATGCCGCTGAAAAAAGGTTCGTCCCAAAAAACAATCAGCTCCAATATTTCGGAGATGATGCATTCTGGCCGTTCGCAGGACCAAGCCATTGCGGCGGCGTTGAACACTGCTCGGAACACAAAGGCGAATGGCGGTGGGTTGTATGCCAACATTCACGCCAAGCGCGAGCGCATCGCTCGTGGGTCAAAAGAGCGCATGCGGAAGCCGAACGCGAAAGGTGCACCGACCGCTGGCGCGTTCAAAGCCGCCGCAAAAACAGCTCGTCCAGCGAAAGCGGAGGGTGGACCATTTGCCGACATGTCCTACGACAAAGGCGACATGTCATACACAAAAGCCGATCCGAAGTTTATGATGAATAAAGTGCATGAAGGCCCAATCCATTCTCCGGTCGCCGGACGGACGGACCACCTGCCGATGAATGTTGAGTCGGGTTCTTATGTCATTCCCGCCGACATCATTTCGGCCATGGGCGAAGGCAACACGATGGCTGGGTTCAAAATTGCCAGAAAAATGTTTGCCTCTCAGCCCTACATGGTAAATGAAAAGCAGCCCTACGACTCCGCCGAACAACCCTACGCCGAGGGCAAGCCTTATGGTGCGAGGGCGGCGGGTGGTGCTGCGCCTGTTGAGATTGTGGCAGCAGGGGGAGAGTATGTCATTTCTCCGAGAGATGTGTTGCATATCGGGAAGGGTGATTTGGACCATGGGCATGAAACATTGGACGAATTCGTAAAACATTACCGCAAGAAAACCATTGATACTTTGAAAAAACTTCCAGGACCAAAGAGGGATTGATTATGGAAAAAGAGTTGAATGTGAGAGTTGGGACTCCCGAAGATATTGATGGGATGATGCAGCTCGCTTTGGCAGCGTGCGAGGAAAATGGTTTGACGAACCCGAACCCAATGAAATTGCTGGGAGAGCTTTGGGCTGGGTTGACGAGAGAGCATGGCATCGTCGGGATCATCGGAAAAGCCGGAGAGCAATTCGAGGCGGCAATTTTGCTGCGGACGGAATCTTTGTGGTATTCAGATGATTTAACGATTGTCGAACGTGCGATTTTCGTTCATCCTGATTACCGGAGTGCGAAAGGCGGTCGCGCAAGGAAACTTTGCGAGTTCGCGAAACAAACGGCGGAAGTTTTGCAGCTTCCATTGGTTATCGGAATTCTCAGTTCGCAGAGAGTTGAAGGAAAAGTGAGACTTTACGAACGTCAATTCGGCCCACAGTCGGGTGCTTATTGGATTTATGGCAAGAAGACAGGCGATTGGGCAACAGACGCTCAACCTGAAAACGCGACGGAGCACTGACATGGGCGGGAAAACCGGAACCACGAGTTCAACGACCAAGATCCCTCCCGAGGTCATGGCGCGTTACAATGCCGTGAACACTCGTGCGGAAGAAGTTGCCGCGAAACCTTTTCAGCAATACGGCACAACGCCGGATGCTTTTGTTGCGCAGTTGAATGAACAGCAAAAGGCAGGTCAGGCTGGGATGAACCAGTACGCCAATGCGGCGCAACCTATCTTGAACCAAGTTCAGCAAGGCTACACTCCCGAGGGCTTTTCTCAGGGCGTTCAGGGCTACATGAATCCCTACCTTCAAAGTGCTGTTGGCGCGACCACTGCTCAAATGCAAAATGTTGCTGGTCAACAGCAAGCGCAAATGAAGGGTTCGGCCATTGGCCAAGGTGCGTTCGGTGGCGACCGAGCGAACATTGGTTTGGGCAACCTCATGAACCAACAGAACCTTGCTCTCGGTCAGACGATCGGCGGCATGCAATCGCAAGGGTTCCAGAACGCTGCGCAGAATTATATGACAGGCCTCGGCCAACGTGGCCAGACGGCCCTCGCTGCCCAACAGGCGGGGCTGCAGGGAGCTCAGGCGCAGATCGGCGCAGGAACTCTCGGCCAGCAAACTGAACAGGCTGGAAAGACCGCTCTATACAACCAGTTCCTGCAGGAACAGGCATACCCATATCAAGTCGCTCAGTTCCTTGCGAACATCGCAATGGGCACAGGCGCGTTGTCCGGCTCGAGCACAACCACGACTCAGCCAATGCCGTTTTTCTCGGATGAGCGGCTCAAGGATGACATTGAAAAGATCGGCAAAACGTTCGACGGTCAGGACATCATCAAGTTCCGTTACAAAGGCGAGGACGGCCCGAAGCAAATCGGCCTCTCGGCTCAGAACGTCGAGAAGCATCACCCCGAAGCTGTCGGTTTGTCGGGCGGATACAAAACTGTTGACTACGATGCCGCAACAAAACACGCTGCCAAGCGTGGGCACTTCGAGGATGGCGGCATGGCTTCCGAGGGCGGAGCGGTCGGGCTGCAGAGCATGGGCGAAGGGTTCGCCGCAGGTGGCGGAGCTTACGATCCTTACGACCCATACTCCATTCAAAACATCATCGCTCGTCAGCAAGGGTTCTTCGACGGCGGAGAACGCAGCCATGTTCCGACTGCCAGAGGGCTTTCCGGAGGCATGGGGAAGCACGGTCGTGTTCCGGAAGCAAACCTGCCTGTCGGAAGGCTCATGGTCTCCTCCCCTCCTCCTGCGCCATTGGAAAGCGGAATGTCGCAAGCGATGAATGCGGCGAACACTGGCGAAACCATTGCGAAAATGTTCTCGACAAACGAGAAAACTGGCGAGAGCGGCCTCGGCAGAAAAATGCTCGATTTTATTTCGGAGAAAATGAAAGATCCAGACACCGAATCCACGGATGGCGCTTCGCGGCCAAATGCTCGTGGCGGACTCGTTGGGTATGCTTCGGGAGGGATGCCTTACGACATGGATGAGGATCCGAAAAAGCTCGACATTCCGGATGAATCGTCCAAATTCAAAATGCCTGAGCAAAAGCATCTTCCTGGAGCAATGCAAGACCCGACAATGAAAGCCATCATGGATATGGCGAAGCTCGCTTCTGGGTTCATGAAGAACGGCGGTCGTGCGGGTTATGCGACAGATGGCGCGGTTGATGAATCGAGTCCTGAATATTGGAAAAACTACGCGATCGAGTCTGCCAAACGCGCAGGTCACAAAGACCCACAATTTGCGGCAAAAGTTTATCAGGGCGAAAGTGGTTTTAATCCGTTGGCGGAAGGCGATGACAAATCTTCTTTTGGTATTGCGCAATTGCATTACGGAGATACATCTAAACAATTTTCAAATCCTGGGCTTGGAGATGAGTTTACCAAGCAAACAGGTTTTGATTTGAGAGACCCAGAAGTTCGAAAAAACCCAGACGTTGTTCGCGCTTCGATTGATTGGTCGAACGATTACGCTGCTAAAAATGGCTGGAAACCTTGGACAGTTGCTCGGAAACTTATGGGCGAAGAAAATCTTCCTGCTGAAAAATCAACGGATGCTGCATTCACTTATCCTGGGAAGGAACAAGAAAAAGGCCTCGGGCAGCCACAAGGTGTGTTGAAGCGTCCCCATGATTACACGACAAAATCGGGAGCCTACACCGATGAGTCGCAGATGGTCGGACCGATTGGAAAAGCAGCAAAAGGATTACTTGGAGACGATTTCCCAACGTCCGAAAACCTTTGGGTTCCGGCTTTGGCTGGACTTGGTTCAATGTTGTCTTCGAGAAGCCCATTTTTCTTGCCAGCCCTCGGCGAAGGATTGGTTGGCGGAACAGCGGCTTACACTCAGCTGAACCAACAGCAGCCTGAGATTGCAGGCAAGCTCGCAGAGACTGAAGGCCAAAAAGCCCTGAACGAAGGACAAGAAGCCTCCACCGAAGCGCAATATCAAAACATCGTTAGAAATGCGATGGTGGTCACAGCGAACAGGGAAACGTTTATTATTGCGATTAATCCTGATGGAACTTATGGATACTTGCCAGAAGGAAAAGCTCGTGAAGCTATCAATAACGGAACATTAAAAGTCGACGCTCGCGGAAGAGCAACTTCTACAGTTCAATTGCCGACCGACAAACCAGAAGGTGTCGTTGGTCCAGGAAGAGGCGATGGACTTGGAGGCCCGAGTTTAGGAACAACAGGTTTGGGCGGAGCAGAAACTCCGACGGATGGTGCTTCAACGGAAGGTGCTCCGACGGAGGAGGTTTCGAAAAAAGCAGGTGTGGCGGGGGCAGAACCTCCGACAGAAACTCCAACAGTCGCACCTTCCGAAAGTCCAACAATTGCGCTCGATGACAATGATAAAAAATTGATCGAACAGGCCGCAAGGCGTGACCTCAGTGGCGGCGCATTAAACATAAAAGAGGCGAATGAAATCGTTTCGAAACAGATGTTCGATGACGTGAACGCATCCGGAGCAGCTGCTGCAACTTCTATTCCAAGCATCCTCGATTTTGCTGGAGAACTTTCCGTCCGTCCGGAAAAAGGTTTGTATGCTCCAGGATCTCTTGCTCCTGGGTTTAAAGCCGCCGCCAGCGCAATTCAAGACATCGCTGGCCGAGTTGGTTTGAAAACTCCATTTGATCCAGCAGTTCTTGGGAATGAAGAAGCAATCAAAAAAGCGTTTGGAATGTTGGTCGCAGAAGCTACAAAAACTAACAACCAAACGGCTCTTGGCGCACTCCAACAATTCGAAGGAATGTTCCCGAATGAAAACACCACAAGAGATGGCGCAGGGACAAACATTTCCAAAGTTCTCACCAATATGATGATGAATAGGGATATGCGAGATGCTGCCTCGGAATGGCAAAAAGAAGTCGCTAGAATTGCCCCAAATTTTGCTGCGCAAAATCTTGAAGCCTATTCAGGGAAAGATTTTAAAAAATGGTTCAATGGAAAATACGGCGGCATTTATGCTCAGGACCAACAAGCGTTGAAAAAACTGTTTATGGCACAGCCTTCGCATGACAATGGCACACAGATGTTGGATGAAACAGGACAGCCAATGACTTGGATGCGGTTCATATATAAACACGGAAACGATCCAAAATTTTTCCCGACTCCTGAATCTCGAATTAAATTCAGAGATCAACTCGCAGGCGCATTTGGGAAAAATGTTGTCCGTTATTTCCCGATGCTTGAACAATATTGAGGAGCGGAATTATGGCTGGTGAATTTTTTCTTCCAAAGCCTGTTGAGCCAAAAGGTCTTGCGACTGCAGCAAATGCAAGCGAGCTTTTGGATAAAACAAAAGGTTTTACAATTCCGTACGGAGAAACCTACAACACAGGGAAAGAATTTCAAGGCCCACCCATGGCCGAGCCTTCGACCGAAGACATAATGAAAGATGTTGGGAAAACAATCGCGGCTCGTGGGGCTCAAGGCGCATTGACATCGACTCCTGGACTGGCAGGAGATATTGGTTTAATGAAAGACCAATATAATAAAATGATGATCGATAAAATGAAACAAAATCAATACGGCTCGACGGGCCAAACTGATGGCAGGGAAGTTGACATTGGTCGTGCGAGAATGGGTCAAGAAGCGGATGAACGTCTGGCTTCTGCGAAAGAAAAATTGCCTCCTTCTTACGGGATCAGTTCTATGTTTCCGACTTCCGAAACATTGAAAGGTTATCTGGGGAAAATTGCTCCATTCACTGAATATAAACCGCAAACTGAGTTGGGTCAAAAAGTTAATCGCCCTGCGGAAGTCGGGGCAAGTTTAATTGGCGGCGGAGGGGTGTTGAAAAATATTGGCAGAGCGATCGGAGTTGGCGGATCGAGCTTCCTTGGTCAAGAAATAGCAGAAAATGTCGAACCAGATTCGATGCTTGGTCAATACAAAGATTATATTCAACCAGCATTTGAAATTGGCGGAATGTATGCCGGACCAAAAGTTGGGAATATTCTTGCTCCAGGAATGAAAGCAGAAGAAGAAGTTGCTTCCGCCGTCGCAAAAGATCGTGCAAGGCGAGAGGCTGATCCAGAAGCTGCCGCAAATCGCGCCGATGCAAAAACGGCGATGACTTCTGAAGAAGTTGAAGAAGCAATGCGGTTGGGGACACCAATCGCTGGAGTTGATATCGGAGGAGTTTCGACTCGTCGTTTGCTTGGGGAGGCAGCAGGAGCAAGCCCCTCTGCAAGAGAGGCTGTTGATGTTTATGAAGCAGCGACTCCTTCATATGCTGGTCCTGCCAGAAAACGAGCGATTGAAACAGCGCAACGTTTGAGCGGTCGGAAAGAGTCTGTTTCGGATTTGGCAGCCTCGAACGCTGCCGCATGGAAAGCTCAGGCCGACGAGCTTTACGGAGCGGCAATGACGAACCCAAATGCGAATGCAATTGTTATTCCGCCTCAGCTTGCCGAAAGCAAAGTTTTTCAAAACGCAGTCGACGATGTTGCGAAAAATCTTGAAGATACAAAAAATCGTTTCGGTTACAAAGACAAAGATGTAATTCCTCCAAGCGCAGAAATGTCTCCGGTCCCACCGACAATCGTTAAGGACCCTTTCACTGGGGAACAGCGATTGGTTGCTGGGACAGGGTCGAGCGGCGTTCCTTTGACCAACGGTAACCTTGCTTTTTATGACCTTGTTAAAAAACGCATGTATGAAATGGGTCGGGACGCATACAAGACGGATTATGGCGCAGGACAGTCGATTGATTTTGCGCGTAAAGATTTGACGGCGCACCTTGAAAATTCGGTTCCTGAATATAAACTTGCCAAAAACACATTCGCTGAAAATTTAGGCTATCAAACTGCTCACGATGCCGGATACGATTTGGGTCGTCGCGCAGGAAATATGCCGAAAGACACCGATGCGGATTTGATCAGAAGTTTTGCAAATGCTTCGGATGAACAAAAGTCTCTTTTGAGACATTCCTACATGGGCGGGATCATCGAACAGCTCGGCCAACCTAGTGGGCTGAAAAAAATTGCAACAAATTTTATCGGCGAAACAAATTTTACCCAAACCGCTCGGCAAATTTTGGGCAAAGATGCGTTTGACGATTTCCGTGGGAAAATTCTTTCGGAAAATTTCCGAGCGTTGGCTCCTCCTATTCCAAGAGTTCCTCCGACTGGAATGGGCGCAAGGATGGGACAAGGGGCAGGATTTGGAGCTGCGCTTTCCGTGCTGGCTCCAGCTTATGATGCGATAACAAGCGCACTTATGTCATCTCAGTTTGTCTCTTCGCTGCAAAACTATGGCGGCACGCTCGCAACAGGAGCAGGGCTTGGTGCAATAAAAGGTGCTTTGGATGCAACCCAAGCTCGCCGGATTGCGACTGAAATTGCGCCATTGTTGCTCGATCCAAACAATGCCAAGCGAGTTTCTCAGCTCGTCGACAAAGATCCAACGTTTGCTGCGCTCATGAGTGCAATGTTCAAAATGCAACCGATCATTCGTCAGGTAAACGAAGGCGCACCAGAAGAAGGACAGGCTTCAGGCGGTCGGATTAATCGCGCGACTGGCGGACGCACAGCGAAAGACCCAATGAAAAATGCGGCTTCGTTGATTGCCCTTGCCAACAAAATAAAAAACGAGCAAAGTCAGGACACATCGTCATTGTTGAACCTTGACGATGCGACTGTGGCAAAAGCATTGGCTGTCGCCAATAAACATATCTGAGGGGATATCATGGATAAAGTTGAGATTGATTTGAAATTGACCGTTGGGCAAGTGAACAACGTTCTTGCGCACCTCGCAAGGGGAGCTTATGCAGACGTTGCTGATTTGGTGACAGAAATTCGGAAACAGGCAACACCTCAAGTCGAAAAAGCTGCATTGAAACAGGAAAATCAGGCTCCCGAACCTCCCACGGAAGCCTGATAACTGGGCCGGATCGAGCGCAAGTTCTCCGGCCCTTTTTTATTTATTCAAAAAACGATTGGTCGAGCGCGTGAATGATATAATCATTTGCCTTGCTTGACCAACGAGCGACGTTGATTTTTTCGTAAAATTCCCCGAGGTAGAAAAGCGTCATCCCGAAAACGATCGTATCCCCAAAAACAACAATGATGTCTGTTTCTGGATCAAAATCTTTCAGCCTTTTCACCATCTGCCACTCATAACGAATTTTGCGCTCTTCAACGCTCATCCAATCCCTGACAGGTGCATCGCAGAGGTAAACTGTGTCATCCGCAAGGGAATGCAGTTTCGGGAGATCGAACCTGTCGCTCGGGTTGCAAGCGTATGCTTTCCGGAACTGTTTTTGAGATTTCACAGGCTCTGGCTCCGACTTGACGGCTGGCTTTTTCCGGACGTTGATTTGATCCGGAAAAGAGATCAGGGTGTAGTTATGAACCCAGCTTTGCGAGGCGTTCGGAAATTTTGACGACAAAATTTTGACTGGGTTCAAAAGTAAACAGCCCTCCGTTTTCAAATGTGAAAGAGCGGCGGAAAGATTCCCCTCCGAATCATTGGGGAATTGAGCGATGAGAGTATGAAGGTTCATGCTCGAGCCGATCGGAAGTGAGTTTACCCATTGTTTCGTTTTCGCAAGTGTTGATAAATTTTCCATTTTAGTTCCTCTGTTTTTTGAGTTAATATACCAACGTGGCAATTCGAGCACTTATTTCATAAGTCGCTCTGTTCCCACGACCGAGTGGTGAAACATTCACCAGATCGATTCCGTAAACCGACAGTTTGCTTTTCAGTTTGTGAATTGAAACAAGCAAAGATTGTCGAAAATTCTTTGGTTCTTTGTTCATTCGTTTGGTGACATATTCTGTCAGGTCATCGAGCGTGAATTCTCTCATAGGTTGCGCCATCATAAAATCTAGCATAATTTTTTCTCTTTTAGAAAATTTCATCGTTGTCCTCCATCGCGATCAGCTTGCGGTATTCATCCAACGCAAGGTCGGAAATTGACTTTTTGTCTTTCAGGTTCTGCAAAATCCTCGAGTCCGGAGAGCCTTTCGCCACAAGGTCAATATAAACCACCGAGCCTGTCGTGCCATCGCGCCACGTCCTTCCCTCGGACTGCCACCGAGCGAGGGAGTTGAAGCTGTTCGAATAATAAACAT